AAAATACTTTGTTGCTGGTGAAGAAGATAATGATGACTTGATAGAATATATGGATAGTTGGTTATCACACTGGCAACTCTATGTTGAGGAGTCAGTCTTTGATGTAAACATGTTAGTTATTGATGAAAAGAATATTATATGTAATGGTTATAATGAAAAGGTATTCAAATACTTTGAGGAGCATGGTGTCACACCTCATATAATTAATTTTAGACATAGATATTTTTGGGATGGTGGTCTCCACTGTATAACATCTGACCTTCATCGTGAAGGGGAGCAGAAAGATTATTTTCCAGAACGAGGTGAGGCAAGATCTTTTCTAATATGACACCACAGTTACAACAATGGCTAGAATTTCTACAGAAACCAAGTAAGGCATTCAGTGGGTTACCTCCATGTCCATTTGCTAAGGCATCTTTTCAAAATAATAAGGTAGAGATTATTGATTATGTAAATCTTCTACAGGTTATTGAGTATATGAATAAACCTTGGGAGAAGGATGTTGTCATATTTGTAATGAAGAATGAACCTGTACATTATATCGAGCATGTAGCATTGAAGCTATCTGTTATGTATCCTGATTTTATATTTCTTGAGGAACATCCAGATTTAGTTGAAGAGATTGATGGTGTAAAAATGAATAGTGGTATGTGTATGCTGCTGGTTCAAAATAGAAAACATTTAGAAGATGCTAGGTCTGATCTTAAGAAGACTGAGTATTATAATAAATGGACTCAGGAATTGAAAGATAGAATCTGGAATAAATAAGTTTATATCTGGAATAGCTATGAAATTTGCAGAATATATGCTAAAATGTAGAGACCTCTCAGAGGGAGGGATGTCTCGTGTGGTTCGTAATTCCAAGAGCCGTAGTACAGCAGTTCTGACTGCTAGTCGTGGAGACAAGTCTAACAAGCAAAATAAGGCTGCTAATAAGGATCTTCAAAAGAAGGTTCGTAGTTTAGGGTATGGATATAGGAAGGTTGAAGGTTCTTACAAAGAGAAGGGTGATGATGGTAAAGAGAAAAATGTAAAGGAGAAGTCTATTGTAGTTAATGCTCCTAAGAAGAAGTTTAGAAAGTTCAAGAAGCAAATGAAACGTCTTGGTAAGGCAGCTAACCAAGATACTGTAATCACAAAGAGAGCAAAGTCCTCTGCTCAATTGAATCCAACCAATAAAAGGGGTGGAAAGAAATCAATTAGAATAGGACGAGTGAAACCCAACACTACCTCACCTGAAGGACAAACAAGGGTCAAAGGAAAAACTTACACCTACGGGTAATTTATTATGACAATCACTGATTTTGGAATCGAGACACCTCTCGATGAGTTCGATAGTATCCGTGAATATTTTGATGATGATCAATGGGAACTAATCTATGATGCATTACTAGCAGAGTCTTCTGTGTGTTCAGAAGATGACATCGAAAAATATAATGTTATCCTTCGTAAAGTACAGACATTGTTTGATATCACTGGAGAAATTGACAGATGACTAAGACCTTTGATGACAGTAACTGGCGTGAAGAATATAAATCATATACAAGTAGTGCTAGAGAACTAGATCTATTAGAGAATGGACCTAAGAGTCTATCTCAGTCATGGATACTAGGTGCATTATATAATAAATGGAAAAGGATAAAGGGTTATGAAGATCCTGAACCTCCCGATTGCCAAAGTTCTTTACAGGAGTTTTTTAAAAAGCATGGATAAACCTACAGACCTGTATCAAGATATGGAAACTCTCAACAGTCTTTATGAAGAACTTTGTTGGGATCCTAATCATCATCTAGAATTTTTACCTGACTATGCAAATGATCAAATCATTATAAGGAACAAAACTAAAGATGAGTCTTCAAGATTACATAAAGTTTCCTAGAAAAGATTGGTCTAAGGAAAAGTGGTTGCAACATGCTTGGGTGCAACGTCACAATCCATGGATAACTGAAGATGATCGTCAGTATTGGCGAGACAAAATTACTGAACTTACATCATGAATCAAGATTTATTGAAAGACATTCCAAACTGGGAGAAACTTTATCTCTCTATGGTAAAAGATCTTACAGATAGACAGAAGGAGATTCTAAAAGGATCTGAACTGAAGTCTCATGAAGGTATGATGTATGGTAGTATGTACAATCATTGGAAACAACTCAAGGGGTACGAATGATTTTTCTAGTAGGTATAATGTCTTTTGCGAACTTTGTATTCTATCCATTAGTGATAGGAACATTGGTTGCTGTCGTAATAGAACAGATTCTTAGGGCAAGAGGGGATGAGGATAACCCTAAAGATGTAAAAAATGTTTTTGTTGCTATGGGTGTTAGAAAATACTTATGGCGACAAGCATGGTTATTCAATATAATATGGTTTGTAGCATACTTTATTCTTATGTTAACAGTGGGCAGACAAGGACAACAACCAATGCCTGATATGATTTGGCAGGGGTAATGGAATTAAAAGAATGGCTCAATAGCATCAATAGTTCTAAGAAGAATTTCATTGATGAAGATCCTTTATTAGAGAAGGAGTATCCAGCATATATTGTGAACAGATGTATGTCTGGACATATGGATGCTTTGATGTATGCAAATGAAATGAATATCAATCCCCAATTGGACAAGAAGCTGCAATATGACTTTTATCTAAATACATTACGATCCAAGAAGAGGTTTTCTCCTTGGGTGCGAAAAGAAGAAATATCAAACCTTGACATTATTAAATCACACTATGGATATAGTGATGATAAAGCAAGGCAGGTTCTTCCTCTTATTAGCAATACTGAACTTGAACACATTCGTAAACGACTTGATAGAGGAGGATTAAAATGAATTCCAGTGAACCCATATACGAGTGGTCTCCCGATAAAATGATTGAAGTGGTTCTAAAAGAACCCGATGATTTTTTAAAAGTAAGAGAAACACTTACAAGGATAGGTGTAGCATCTCGTAAAGAAAAGAAGTTATATCAATCTTGCCATATTCTTCATAAGCAAGGTAGATATTATATCGTACACTTCAAAGAATTATTTGCTCTTGATGGTAAGAAAGCTAACTTGAGTATAAATGATGTGCAAAGAAGAAATAGAATTGTTAAACTCCTTGTTGATTGGGGTTTAGTTATAATTGATGATAAGGTACTAGAAAGTATTCAAGATGTATCTCCTTTGAATCAGATCAAAGTTATTTCATTTAGAGAAAAGGGTGAGTGGTCTCTTGAGACAAAATATAACATAGGTAAAAAGAAGGTAGTGACACCCGAATACGAGTAGGACACTAAACTGTTATAATTAATAGTGTCGCCTACGGGGACATTTAAACTAGACGCTCAAGGAGGTCACTATGTTCGGTCCGAACAGTATAACTTTGTCTGTGCCTGAGACACAGAAGTACCTAGAAAAGGTACAACGCAACATGATAGGATTCGAGGATTGGTTCAACGAATTCGATCAGCACTTTGCAAACACAAACTACCCACCTTATAATACTATAAAGGTTTCTAATCATGAGTATAGGGTTGAGGTAGCATTAGCAGGTTTCAAGAAAGAAGACCTAAAGGTTTATACCGTTGAAGGTAAACTCGTCATCGAAGGTAAGAAGGGTGACGGTGTTGAGCAAGATTATGTACATAAGGGATTAGCACAACGTGCCTTTACTCGTACTTGGTCATTACCTGAGCAATACGTAGTCAAGGAAGTAAGGTTCGAGGACGGACTTTTACTTGTTGACATTGAGAAGATTATCCCAGATGCCCAACAGCGTAAAGACTGGCTCTAAATACAACTACGGATGATATAATTTTGTAGTGTATTCAAGAGTACTGAAACACATCAAAGCGTCAGATCTCCGTGAGACTCTGACGCTTCGTTTTAGGGATGAACTGAACCCAACCTTCTGGATGGGTGAACAGATCAAGCCTGAGGTAAGAGATGCCTTGATGAAATTTGCACAGGCATTTGCTGACTATGTAGATCTCGATGATAGAGCGATAACAGATGTTCTTTTATTGGGTGGTAATGCAGGGTATAATTATACTGTAATGTCTGATTTGGATGTGCATCTTGTAGTAGATCCTAAGTTTATTCCAGATTGCAATCCAGAATTACTTGATGATTATTATATGGATAAAAAGACCTTGTGGGAATTGACCCATAATGTTAGAATATATGGAGTTCAGGCAGAACCATACATTGAAAGACCTGGTGTAACTCGTAAAAAGAGTCAGGGTGTATTCAGTCTTCTCAAGCAAACATGGATTCAAAAACCAGAGAAGTTTGATGATGATCTTGATGAGAAGGAACTTGAAAAGAAAGTAAATTCTCTGAAGCATAAGATTGATACTCTCATCAAAGGTGAGCAACCAGATGCACTAAAGGCTTTAGTAAGAAAACTTAGAGTCGGTAGGTCAACCTCATTGCAGAAGTATGGGGAATATGGTTTTGAGAATTTAGTTTTCAAAGAGCTAAGAAATGCTGGATATATTGACAAGGTACGTTCAACCGTGGTAAACTTTAAAACAAAGAGTCTATCCCTGTGATAAAAACATTATTATTCAAAAACAATCTCGTCCTTATAGCAAGGATTGAAGAGGTTGGATCAGAGATGGGTGAACCAGACTGTAAGTTGACTGACCCATTTGAATTAAAGACAAACAATGGTGATGTGTTCCTAGAGCATTGGCCATCGTTCTCTATGCAACGTCAGATGATGGTTCACTCTGATAGTATTCTTACTATATTAGAACCAGATAAGATACATCTTGATAAGTATCAATCCCTAACAGCACCAGTACAAACAACCATCACTAAATGAGGTATTATACCAACGTTCAAATGATCGGGAATGAGTTTCTCGTTCGTGGGTACGAGGATGGGAAGAGCTTTAAAACAAGAGAACAATATAGACCAACATTATTTGTACCATCTAAGAAGAGAACAAAGTATAAGACTTTAGATGGAAAGTATGTGCAAAGCATCCAACCAGGATTCGTTAGAGACTGTCGTGAATTTTATAAGAGGCATGATGCTATAGAAGGATTTGAGATCTATGGTAATAACAGATACATCTATCAATATATTTCAGATAAGTATCCAGAACAAGAGATCAAGTTTGATATTAATAAGATCAAACTGGTAACTATTGACATTGAGGTCAAGTCCGAAAAAGGATTCCCTACGGTAGAGAACTGTGATGAAGAAATGCTTTGCATCACACTACAGGATTATGCTACTAAAAGGATTCTGACTTTTGGTATAGGACCATATCATCATAATGATAAGATGGTGAAGTATGTACAATGTAATGATGAGTATGATTTACTTCAACACTTTATAAACTTTTGGTCACATGATCCACCAGAAGTTGTTACTGGATGGAATTGTCAGTTATATGATATACCATATCTTGCTAAAAGAATTACAAGGGTTCTTGGTGATAAAGCATGTAAGAAATTATCTCCATGGGGATTGGTAACTAATGAAGAGATATACATGCAGGGTAGAGGACATCTTGTATATGATATTGGTGGTGTAACAGTTCTTGATTACTTAGATCTTTATAAGAAGTTTACATATAAAGCACAGGAGTCATATAAACTTGACTATATTGGTGAGGTTGAATTAGGACAACGTAAGGTTTCTAATCCATTTGATACCTTCAAAGAGTTTTATGCAAAGGATTGGAATAAGTTTGTGGATTATAACATACAAGACGTTAGACTTGTTGACTCCCTTGAGGAGAAGATGAAGCTGATTGAGCTTGCTGTGACAATGGCTTTCGATGCTAAGGTGAACTTCACAGATGTGTTCTATCAGGTTCGTATGTGGGATATGATTATCTACAACGAGTTGAAAAAAAAGAATATAGTTATACCACCTAAAACACAAGCTAACAAAGATGAAAAATATGCTGGAGCGTATGTCAAGGAACCTATACCTGGTAAGTACGACTGGGTTGTTTCTTTTGACCTCAATTCTCTTTATCCTCATCTTATCATGCAGTATAATATATCTCCAGAGACACTTTTAGATGAGAGATATCCTAATGTTTCTGTTGATAGATTATTGAATGAGGAAGTAGATCTATCTCATTTAGATGAGGTTACTGTATGTCCTAATGGTGCTATGTTCACCACTAAGACTCGTGGATTCCTTCCTAAGTTGATGGATAAGATTTATGGTGAAAGAGTAGTCTTCAAGAAGAAGATGATACAAGCAAAGAAACAATATGAGAAGACACCGACTAAAGCACTTGAAAAAGAAATAGCGAGATGTAATAATATACAGATGGCAAAGAAGATTCAGTTGAACTCTGCCTATGGTGCTATTGGTAATAACTATTTTCGTTATTATAAGTTAGCTAATGCTGAAGCGATCACCTTAGGTGGTCAGTTCTCTATTCGTTGGATAGAGAATAGAATGAACCAGTACATGAATCGTGTACTTAAAACACAAGGAGAAGATTATGTTATTGCTAGTGACACTGATAGCATTTACCTCAATATGGGTCCTTTGGTTGAAACTGTATACAAGGGGCGAGAGGTATCTAATGAGGACATCGTTTCGTTCCTCGATAAGGTGTGTGATTTGGAATTGGAAAAATATATTTCGAGTGCTTATGAAGCGTTGGCCGAATACGTAAATGCTTATGAACAGAAGATGTTCATGAAGCGAGAGACTATTGCTGAACGTGGTATCTGGACTGCTAAGAAGAGATACATGCTCAATGCTTGGGATATTGAAGGTGTTAGGTTTGCTGAACCTAAACTGAAGATGATGGGTATTGAAGCAGTCAAGTCATCTACACCTGCACCATGTAGGAAGATGATTAAAGAAGCTATTGGTATTATTATGAGTAAGACTGAGGAGGATGTTATCGATTATATTGATCAGAAGAGAAACGAATTCAAGAAGATGGATCCAGCTGATATTGCATTTCCTAGATCATGTAATAATGTTGACAAGTATCATAGCAATCTTTCCATATACTCAAAGGGTACACCTATTCATGTTAGAGGTGCTTTACTATTCAATCATTATATTAAGAAACATAAAGTGGATTCTAAATATACTGCTATCAATAATGGTGACAAGATCAAGTTCTGTTATCTTGCTAAACCTAATCCCATACAAGAGAATGTCATTTCTTTCTCAGGAGATTTTCCTAGAGAATTGGGATTGAATCAGTATGTAGATTATACATTGATGTTTGAGAAATCATTCCTTGAACCACTCAAGGCAATTCTAGATAGTATTGGGTGGCATGTTGAAAAGGTTGCAACGCTTGAATCTTTCTTCACATGATGCTATACTATAACCACAAACTTTTATATTATGGACTTACCTATCAATGATGATGAGTTGTCATATATTGTGACAGCACTATGGAGATGCCGTAAGTCTGAGGATAGATGCAATGACTTGTATGCTAAACTCAACTTGGTGAAGGAAGTACGGGATGAGAATCCTGATGGTCCTTATAAGAAAATCCTAAGAGAACAACACGGAATGGTAATCTAATGAAAGAACAACTCCTAAAAGCAGTACTAGCTCATGCTAATGGTGAGATAGCAAAACATAGGGCAAACGTCAATGTTTACCTAGAACATCCAGCAGGGATTGGAGAACACTCTGATATTACAGAAGCAATTCAATGTGAATTGGATAAAATTGCTAGGTATCATGATCAGATAGAAGTGGTAAACAAGTACTTTAAATCTGAGCAGTGAGTATGGAAATTGATGATGATGTAAAGATCACGATCAACCTTAATAAGTTGGTAACGA